AACTCTTCTAGCGGGTTAGCTTCAGTCATCTTCTTTCCAATCTGTTAAAAATACGCCGCAGAACGTAGCTTCGCACCAAACTGACGACCGTGAAGGCTAAACCAATGGCAAAGCTATCACCAATGGTGACGTTGTAGCCAAACAGAGGTAGAATCAGCACATTCGCTAGCACGCTCACAAGGTAGCCGATAGCTACATTCGTGGTAGCCTCAAAGGCGGAGTTACGCTTCGATTGCATCTATACGCTCCTTGGCAATGCTGAAATAGTTTTCATCTAGCTCAATGCCGATAAAAGAACGGTTGAGTTTCTTAGCGGCTACGCCTGTCGTTCCGCTGCCCATGAATGGATCAAGGATAACACCATCAGAGCCATCGGATACACTCACAACCAAAGTCTCCATGAGAGATACAGGCTTGCAAGTGGGATGACCGTGGTCCTGAGATGGCGATGGCCGCTTGCACTCAATCACACTTTTGGGGCGGCCATTGGCAAAAATACGTCGCCCCTTGGACGCATACCAAATAATGTCGTGCATTGGCGCAAATGCACCCTTCAAGTCCCCCATTCCATGATGCAATCTATTCCATACGACTTGTGACTTCAAATTAAAGCCCACGCCCTCAATTTTCTCACGCCAAATATCGGACGTTCTCCAATCACAGAATGAAACAAAGCCACCGCCTACCTTTAACACACGGAAGGCTTCGGCGATCCAACGTGAATCAACCTTATCGTCTTGCTTTATTTTGTCGTACCTTGGCCCACTCTTGGACCAATTAGACTGAAACCCCATACCATAAGGCGGGTCAGTCAACACCATATCGACCGAACCGTCAGGGATAGTCGCCATCAACTCAAGGCAATCGCCCTGCATAAGATTAGTCATCCGTTACATCCTCATAATCAACATCAATGGCCGACGCCTCACGCTGTCGATCTTCAGCATCAATCGCGGCAATATCCGAATTTACTTTGCGTAGCGCGTCGAGGTGCATGTCACTCACAGAAATCGTCACGTTGGTCTGGGGGCGATTACCGTAGCGCTCCTGATTGTACGAGCCAGCCATGAACTTGCGCCACTGAACCTTCTCGCGCGTGGCAGCAATCTCCTGTGTCGTGCTTTGGCCGCTAAGAGCGTCAACCATAGTCAGACCCTCTTCGACCAGCGCGTCTGCCGAGTTGCGACGCGCATCAGTAATGGCAGCGTTGTACTCAGGCACATCACGGACCGAGCGGCTAAAGTATTCACGGCTGCACTCGTATTGAGCAGCAAGCTGGGTCATCGTCATGCCAGAGCCAATCTGTTCGGCAAGGTATTCTGCGCCGCCCTTCTTTTTGACATCCTCAAGGATGCGCTTGCGTAAAGCTCTGCCCGCCATTTGATAAACTCCTATTTTATATTTTTTTACATGGAAGTGCATATGCATGGCAAGGGGGGCATGGGGGGGGTGTCTCGTGTGTGTGAATTGTATAATAATAATAGTACCCCCAGAAAAACGAGACGGGGGGGGGCTTTTGATCAGCACCGTGTGACGTAATGCCGTGCAATGTGTCACACAATTGACAAACACCAGGCCAATCGGTACGCGCTCGCACCCGCGCCGCTATGTGTCTATCAATGTGTGATGATAACTTTATTCACCTTATTTGTATTTAGGTGTTGCAATGTGTATATCTATTATATATTCACGAGGTACAAACAGACAAACAAGGAACAACACAATGACAAACGACATCAAACACATCATCGCCGCAATGCTCACCGAAAACACTGGCACCAACATGCTGGACAGTGGCGGTGCTAATGGCCGCGCTTGGCAACGTAACGCTGGCAAGGCTGCGGCTGACTTTGAAGCGCAACCAACGGCAACCTTGGAAATCTACATGCGTGAATATAATGGCAAGCCAAGCGTTGAACTGATGCCCACAATCAGCGTGTTCCACAAGCTTACAAGCGGCGTTCTGGAACTTGATGACCACTGCAAGGAATACAACCAACGCACCGTTGATGATTGGGGCAGCGACTTGAACGGCGTATCTCACTCAAACGAGGAATGGTTGGAGGCCATCGGTTTCACTTGGGATGAACGCACTTGCGGGTTCAATACTTACAATTGGGATAACAATTTCAGCCAAGTTCTACAGGGTAATTTTGTTGAACTTGATGGCGAAAAGTATGTCCTATTGCAAGTTCACGGCGGGGCTGATGTTCGCGGCGGGTACACTGATGCAAAGCTATTCAAGTTGTCTGACCACGCTGAGGAATACGACTTATATCGCGATGATTGCGGTTTCAGTGTTGATGACGGCAAGGGCGATTACCTTGGCGCTAGCTGGCACGGTGAGTGGATCAACCTTGAAGGCGGGAGCCTTGATGATGATGAGGCTCTAGCGTTTGCCTTGGCAGCGGGTGCGTCCCTTGATCAATCAACAGTCACTATAGAGGGCGATGGGTATTTTGATTTCTGATCGAGATTGCATCGCGGTCCTATCGGTAGCGGTAGGACTTCCAATGCAATCCCGCATGTTTTGAAAGGTAAGCTAAATGTACAACGCACTTGAGATACTGAATGCACTTAAAAGCAATCCTAATGCGATGCTGTGGATCAATAGCGAACGCAAGGAAGCTGCATACCATGACGGCGACATCTTTTGCAGTCCTGTTGATTATCAAACCGCCATGCTTGTCCGTCCCGATCCGTCCCTTTTTATCATTGATAAGACTGACGGCGAAACATTGTCATCAGATCCGTCCATTTTTAAAGTTGATACGACTGACGTCGATATATTGGCAGAGGCCGCATAATGACCAGCACACAACGCAAGCTGCGCAAGCAACGCAACGCCATCCTATCTAATGTTTTCATTGGCGCTCTTATGGGTATCGCCGCAAGCCTCGCCCTATTCCTGCCAATAGTACTTTAAGGAAGCCCGCCCCATCAAGTAAAACAAAGCCCCGCAATCATGTGGGGCTTTTTTAATGTACCGTCTGCCCCTCGAACAATTCGCTCTCATTCAATCCCGTGATTGCTTCTGCCAGCGCCTGCAATAGCCTGTCAGGCGTTGTTTCGTTCAATCGCTGTTCGAGGTGGTCGACCAAAAGGTCTAATTCGATGTTGGCTTCCTCATCCGCTTTGCAGTTTGAAAGCATAATATTCAATTCCAAATCAAACGCCATTGGCCGGACCCTTGCAAAAGGCGCTAGGCGACTGTGGGACGCCGCCTAGCGAGTTGTGCGGCCATTTGAGGAGGGAGGATTGCCCGCGCCCCTTAATAGCCCCTCAGCGAGGCTAATATCAAGCCCCTGCATCACTTGCGCTTGCGCCTCACGTTTTGCATCTCTGTTTTCTTGTGAATGATTGCCGCCCGCTCGTTCTCTGTCCATCGCGGTAGGCTTGGGAGATACTTGCGACGATTTGCGAACCCCTCAAGTTCCTCAATCGTGCTGCAACTGTCCAACCTCTGCTGGAACGTGTTCTTGGGCGAAACCTTATGAAATCCGGCAGGCCTTACAATCGCGCGACCTGAGTCGATCCCGTGCTTGATCCACGCCCTGATTTTTGTTTCTCTTTCTTGATCCATCTTAATCAACCCCATTTTCGTGTGCTTAATGAATTGTATGAATACCTAAAGGTATATTCATACATTCATACACATGCCCCGATTGTATGAATATCGTATGAATTTGTATGAATTGTATGAATTACAGACATAAAACCCTTTAAAAACAATGCCCCCCTAATTCATACAAATTATTACACACCGGCAAAACCTCAAATTAGCTTTTCAGCACCGTACAGGCTTATTAGGGCAGCTTCGGCCCGCCCATCATCCTTCACTCTGCTGAATTGCTGGGCTTGATCTGGGAAGCGCTGCATCGCCACGCCACGGCTCACGCCTTTGTCGCGGCTCAGGTTGAAATGTTTTTTCCAAGACGCAGGCGTTACATATTTGAGCGGCAACTTGCTGGCGGCGCAAGCCATCTGCAAATGGCCATAGCCCTCGCCAAACCTGAACATGCTCGACACACCCTGCCCTCGCATAGCTGCAACCTGCTCGATTACAGCTAATGATTTGCCACCCTCATTTGCGAGTATGTCCAGGACGCCGTGCGGGTTGATGATCGTTTTACCTTTTGGGTTTTTCATCACTGGCATGTCGTGAACTTCCAGCTTGCCAGTGTCGGGCCAGTATAGGGCGATCGCGCCCGTAAAGCCCGGATCAATGCCGTATATCAGCATTAGTCAGCCTTTGGCGGTTGGACGGTTACGATTTTGCTGGCCTCTTTAAGTGCGGCGCTACGTGTGAACGCGCTGAAACTTAGCCCGACTTTTACCGCCGCTTCCGAGATTGCGGCGTTTGCCGTATCGCTGAACCCGATTAATTTCTTTACGTCATTCATTGCTGAACCCCTTTTTTCTATTGGTTTAACTATATATTGTTGGGATATACGAGCAAGTGAAATAAACTATTGCAAAGATATTGCGGTTCTGATTTATTGCAGGAACAACATAAACAAACATGGAGAACACAATGACAACTACCCCACATGATACCAAAGAATTTTGGGATGATATTAAAGTTAACTATATCGCCCGTGCTAAAGATATTGCCGCGCTTGGCAGCGATGAGCTTGAAGCGCTGAACGACCTGTTCCATTCAAGCGCAAGCCTTTCCGAGTCAGTCGATTATTTCTTGGACCTTGAATACGACGATTTGGTTGTGTTCATCCGGTCCGCTGAGTTGCTTTCGGAGAAATTCGACTGGAACCCATTTCTTGATGATTTCTGCGAGGAAAAGCGCCGCATATCAAAAACGTCTTCAGAGCTTGCCGCGCTTATTCAGATGCACGATGCGCGCCTTTCACTTCGTCAGGTCAGAGACTTCAGCTCCATTTCCGGCATGATCTTTCAGTACCTCAAATGCGAACCAAATAAGTACCAAGTCCAGCGCTTTGAGGAATTTGGCATTACATGGGAGGGCAAGGTTCGTGACAATTAATCTTGATTTGCCAGACGTAACCATCGGCGCTCTGAAAAGCCTGACAGAGGCCGATCACAATCTTGTCGGCACGCCCGACTACATGGGGATTGCGTGGTTCTGGAAATTCTCCAACCCGCAAAAGCAAGCGTTCTCAACCGCGTCCATGAAAAACCGCCGCCGCATCCACAACGAATACTTGGCTCAAGGTCTGGATATACACGGGGACAGCGGCATTCATCGCATGATTGTTCACCGCATACTTAACGAATAATCTTTTATGGAGGTAATGGGCCGCCTAATTCGTTAGTTTCCTCCATAAGCGTTGGACAAAACCCCACATAGGTTTTGTCCAACGTAAAACCCCTTTAAAATAAGGATCAAATCATGCTGGTAAAGCTCTCACCCAAGGAAATGTCCAAGTGCAATCAGGCAGCGGCCTTACGCTGGCAGCTTGCAAGGGCGTCAGGTGTCGTCAATCAACGGCGCGACAATGGGCGAAGCGATGCTGATCTTGATTTGCTGGGGGTTAAGGCGGAGGTAGCCGTGTCCAAGGTTTTCAACCTTGACCACGACTATGCCATGGGAGTGGATGACGGCCACGACCTTTGGCTTGATGAAATATCAGTTGATGTGAAAGCCACGTTCCACAAGGGCGGGCGATTACTGTTTAAGAAAAAGGAGTCATTTAAAGCGGACTGTGCGGTTCTAGTCTGCCAGCTACGCCCAGACCAATTCAATGTTGCTGGCTACGCATCAAAGGCAACATTCATGGAAAAGGCCAAAGAGCTTGATCTAGGCCACGGCAAAGGCTGGGCCATGGATCAAGACGATCTATCACCACTTGAGCGGCTATGGTTTGCCGCTCGGACATCAAATCTCAAGATATAAATAAGGAAATGCAATGGAAGCTACAATTATCATTACAAACAGCCACGCACGAGGCTTTAGCTTTGGCCATGCAATCGAGCCAGTAAATGAGCAGGTGTTTATTCCTGCACACGTTGCTGCTGGCATGGACTTGCAGCCATCGGACAGGGTTGAGGCTGTGCTTGTCCCCAACTATGCGGACAAGTCGCACAATGGCACGGCATACATGGCGGTAAAGGTTTCACGATTAAATGCCGATGAATTAAATGTGAAAGACAAAAATAAAGTGCCTAACAATCAAGACGAGGATGAATGGGACCCGTTCGAGGAGGATTCCCGTCCGAAAGAACTGTCGCGCGAAGAAATTGACGAAAAGGTTCTTGAGTTTATCGACGAAACAACCTTTTGCACGACTGCTGAAATTAGCGAAGTTTTAGGCTTGCCGCACAAAACAGTAGGCAACAGCGCCATGCGGGCGTTCAATGCTGGCCTGATCTCTCGCGCCGAAGTGTATGGCCGCGTTGGTATGCGCCGCCCCTCATTTGTTATGTGGGCCAAGGATCAAAACCGCTTTATCGACTACGCATAACACCGGACATGGGCGGACATGTCCTAAGTTTGTCCTGTCCGTCCAAATTAACCATTGCGCAATCATTCAACATATGCGCAGTATAGGTAAAGCTTATAGGAGGCAGAGAAATGATCACATCTGACGAAATGTCCAACGAACAATATCACGCGCACCACGCGCTTGGTTCGTCATCAATCAAAACAGTCGCAACCAAGTCGCTGGCACACTGGAAGGGCCAGGTTCGCAAGGAAAGCCCGGCCTTTGCCTTGGGTAGCGCAGTACACGCAGAGCTGCTTGAGCCAGAAAAGCAATTGCTTGTTCGCGGGCCAGAAACACGGCGCGGCAAAGCGTGGTCTGAAGGCAAGGCTGAAGCTGACGAGCAGGGCAAGATATTCCTGACCGAATCCGACTACGATTTGGCCAAGGACATGTCCAATGCCTGCCTCGACAATCGCATGGCCAATCACTTACTGATGAACCCTGCAATGATTGCAGAGGCTTCATTCTTCGCCACCTGCCCCGACACGGGCTTGGAGCTAAAGACACGCCCAGACGGCTTGATCTTGGACTCTGGCATTGTGCTAGACATCAAAACAACCCAAGACGTTTCGCCAAATGGCTTTGACCGTACTATTCGCAACTTCGGCTACGATTTGCAGAGTGCGTTTTACATGTATATTTTGAAGCTCTGCAACGTTCGTGTTGATAACTTCATCTTTATCGGCATAGAAAAAGACAAGCCGCACGTCACAGCGTGTTATGAGCTGTCCGAAATGTACTTGCGCCACGCGCACAACCGCATGATGGACACGCTACACCTAATTAAAAAGGCGCAAGACGAGGATCATTACGGCACACAATGGCCCGACCTCGGCACGGTTCACCTTCCTGCATGGATGGATAGCGAAACCGCCCTTTAACTTATCCCAGCGTAGGGGTGCTACGCAGACTATAAGGAGTTGCACATGCAACATATGCTAACAGGGGTTACGGCCCGCTATCCCCGCCTAAACAGTACCTATCGCTTCGATAATGGAGAGAACAAATCAGTCAAATGTGATCCATTTGATGATGGTGCTGCATACGAAATGTCATTCGTCATGTCAGACGAGACAGCCAAAGAGCTACACAACTTGTGCTTGGAAGCATACAAAAACGCCTCTGCATTGGATGCGAAGCGCAAGTGGCCTGAAAAGCCATCTATGCTTCCATACAAGCGCAACGACGAGGGCGAAGTCATCGGCAAGTGCAAACTAAAAGGTGCATACGGTGGCGACAAGACACAGCCACCAAAGCAGGTGGATGCAGCACGCAACAAGTTGCCTGACGACTTCATGCTCACAACTGGCAGCAAATGCAATGTTGCCGTGGTCGTGGTCCCGTACAACACGGGTAGCATCAACGGCGTTTCACTTCGCCTACGTGCTGTGCAGGTTCTTGAGCTTGCGGAAATGCAGGGTTCGGATGATCCATTCACCGCCGTCTCTGGCGGCTTTACCGCCAGCCCAGCGGCTCAACGCGATGATCCGTTCGGACTGCCTGCTACATCCGCTACAACCGCTACACCATCAATCAACGACTTGGACGACGAAATTCCATTTTAAAAACCTTATGTCCCGGCGCTATGTGTCGGGGCATATCCACTAAGGGGTAATGACTTCGACAAGTCGGCACCCCCTTAACCGAAAACGAGGCAGTCAGGAAGGGGAAGACAATGACCAACACAATCGAAACCAGATACCCGACAGCAAGCTGGGGTGAATTTGGACACAGCATAATTAACAATCTAGACCTGAAGAAAACAGCGCAAGGCGAGTTTCATGGGCCTTGCCCATCATGCTCCGGCACTGACAGGTTCTGGATCAAAGAGTTTCAAGGCGAAGTCATGGTTAATTGCCGCAAATGCAATGACTACAAATCAATCAAAGATAGACTTCGCGACCTGTCATTATGGCCAGAGGAAGGCCATGTATCGCAGCCCGCAGAAAAGAAGACTGACATTGATTGGCCGGAGCGCGACCCCATGAGCAACCACCCGTACCTCGAAAAGAAACGCATCAACCTGCACAATGCAAAGATTGAGGGCGACCGCCTAATCATCCCCGTGATCGACGCAACGGGCCGCAAGGTCGGCTCGCAGTCTATCGACGCAGATGGCCGCAAGAAATTCTCATATCAACTACCCGTGATTGGTAACTTTAGCGTCATTGGTGGCCCCATCACTGACTTTTCCTACATAGCCGAAGGCTGGGCCACTGCGGCCACGGTCCACGAGGCCACTGGGAAGCCCTGTGTGTTTGCACTGAACGCGGGCAACATAGTTCCGGTAGTCGAGGCACTCCAGAAGGCCAAACCTAGCGCAGAGCTGGTTATTGCTGGCGACAATGACGCCGCCGGGATTAAGGAGTGCGAACGCGCATTTGAGGAATTTGGTGTAGACCATCTTTTGCCGGAGCAAGAGGGCTGGGATTTCTCAGACCTATGGATTGCGCAAGGCCCAGAGGCGACCAAGAAAGCCCTCACTGTTGAGAGCGTCATGGATCAGGTGTTTATGCCGAACGACGCCATCCCTCAACTTAGCCGCAACTACCTTGTCAAAGGCTGGTTGGGCGAGGGGCAAATGTCAGTGATCTATGGCCCGTCCAACGTAGGCAAGTCATTCTTCGCCCTAGACATGTCGTGGCATGTATCATGCAGCGAGGCATGGAATGGCCACAAGGTCATTGGCGGCTCAGTCTTATACCTCGCCACTGAAGGCGGCATGGCGTTCCACAACCGTGTGGTTGCGCTGGGCAAGCAGTACCCAGACCACAAAGACGTGAAGCTCGCTGTGCGGCCTGCACCTGTCAACTTGCTAGATGGCGAGATTGATATGGCAGTGCTGGAGAAACTTTGCCGCGAGGTGTCACGCCGCCACGGCAAGGTTAAGCTAATTGTTGTTGATACACTCAGCCGCTCTATGGCCGGCGGCAATGAAAACTCGCCAGAGGATATGACGCGCTTCATTGGCAACTGCGATAAGATGCGGAACATGACAGGCGCACACGTCTCCATTGTTCACCACTCAGGCAAAGATAAGGCCGCTGGTGCGCGTGGTCACAGCTCACTTCGCGCAGCAACAGATACCGAGATTGAATTAGACTATGATGAAAACACTGGTATGCGCACGGCAAAAGCAACCAAGCAGCGCGACATGGAAACAGGTGCATTGTTTTCATTCAAGTTGAACGTGGTCGATCTGGGTAAAGATGAGGACGGCGATGTCGTCACTACATGTACTGTAAAGCAAGCATCCGAGAGCGAGATTGAGGAAGCCAACCGCCCACGCATCAAGGGCAAGAACCAAGTCCTGATTAGACAGGTGTTCACCCAATTGCGTGGCGAGGGTATCGGCAAACCAAACCCTTCTGGCGCAGGATTTCCTGAGCCTCGCACATACTGGATGATTTCAGAGGAAACGGTGAAAGATCACTTTGCTGGCAAAGTGCCGTCATCGTCCAACCCACGGTCAGTTTATAAGCAGGCTATGGATGCGTTAATTGGATCGGGCCACGCTGTTCTAAATGATGGCTTCATTTGGTTCACCGATACCAATGGTCAATACAGAGAGCCGCAGGGAGCATAATTATGGAAAGCAACAATGACGACTTCAACCTAAAGATTACTGTGAGAAACGGCAGGCTGCTGAAGGAAATCCGCGCCAAATACGAGTCATCCGCAGACATGGCACGGAAGGGCAACCTGCAAGCCACCCAAGTTAGTGCGCTTGTCACAATGCGAGATAGGCCCATCAATAAGAATGGGCAGTGGCGAGACATTGCCCTTGATGTAGCAGGCATGTTGAGCTGTGATCCAGAATACTTGTGGCCTGAACATATGAAAGAAATCAAACTAAAGCGGGCGACAGCAGAAATGAGTGTGAGCTTGGACACCGTAACGAAGATTTCCCAATATGGCTCAATCGCGGACTTTGAGCGCGACGAAATAGTCGGGTCATTAATGGATGGATTAACGCCAAGGGAAATCAAAGTGATTGGCATGATTTATCACTCTGGCGAAACACTGGATGCGACCGGAAAAGAGATCGGCGTAAGTAGAGAGCGCGTCCGTCAAATTGAAGCCAAGGCTATACGAAAGATGCGGGCGCGCGCACGGGGGAAGAAGTACATATGCCGCAAGCCCCGCAATAGAACAGATTGGGCGCGGATCGGAGATCGCGATGTCCGTGCGGAAGTTCTGTGTGACATTTTCGATGAATAAGGAGGGAAGTGACATGAATGAGTGCATAGATTGTGGTGGCACTGGCGAAATGGAAGTTGATTACGCCATGCCGCAAAGTAATAGCCGAGATGTAGGGTCCATAGAAACCCGCATCGAGGA